ACCGGCTACCGAACAACAAGCAGATCGAGTTAAAGATTACATGAACTATCTATTGATGGAGGAGATGGAAGACTACACAACTGATATGGATCAGATGTTATTTTATTTACCATTATCAGGATCTACATTTAAAAAAGTTTATTACGATGCATTACTAGATAGACCTGTATCTAAATTTATTCCAGCAGAAGATTTAGTGGTGCCATACTATGCATCAGATTTAAAAGATTGTGAGAGAATTACTCACGTCATTAAGATGACACAAAACGAAGTGATTAAAAAACAAGCTGCAGGATTTTATAGAGACATAGAATTAATTGAATCTGATACTGAGCCAGATGATGTTCAGAAAAAATTAAATCAGTTAGAAGGAATTAAAAGAACAGGTGATGATTATTTACATAACATTTTAGAAATGCATGTAGATTTAAATCTAGATGATTACGAAGACTTTGATGACAAAGCTAAGAAAATAAAAATTCCATACATTGTTACCATAGATGAAGGTAGTGGAGAGATTTTATCTATTTATAGAAATTACAAACCAGATGATATTTCATATTCTAGAATAGAATATTTTGTACATTACAAATTTTTACCAGGATTAGGTTTTTATGGTTTTGGTTTAACTCATATGATTGGTGGATTGTCACAAGCTGCAACACAATCATTAAGACAATTGATTGATGCGGGGACTTTAAAGAATTTGCCTGCAGGATTTAAGTCAAGAGGTATTAGAGTTAGAGATGATGACCAACCTATTCAACCAGGAGAGTTTAGAGATGTTGATGCACCTGGTGGAAACATTAGAGATCAGTTTTTTAATCTTCCATTTACAGAACCATCAGTAACTTTATACAATCTTTTAGGTTTTGTGGTACAAGCAGGACAAAAATTTGCTGCTATAACCGATTCAAACATTGGTAATGACGTTCAAAACAGAGCTGTTGGGACTACAATGGCGCTGATGGAGAGAGGATCACGAGTAATGAGTGGTGTTCACAAGCGATGTTACTATGCAATGCGATTAGAATTTAAAATTTTAGCAAGAATTTGTGGTGAATCACTTCCACCAGAGTATCCATATGACGTTTATGGTGGTCCAAGACAAATTAAATCTGCAGATTTTGATAACAGAGTTGATATTTTACCTGTTGCAGACCCAAATATTATGTCTATGGCACAAAGAGTGACGTTGGCACAGACACAATTACAAATTGCACAGTCAAATCCACAAATGCACAACCTTCACGAAGCGTATAGACGTGTTTATGAAGCATTAGGAACAAAACAAATTGAAGCTTTACTCAAACCACCACCAAAACAACCTGAACCACAGGATCCTGCAAAGGAAAATGCACGTGCATTACAAATGAGATTACTTACAGCGTTTGAATTTCAAGATCATGACGCTCATTTAGCTGCACACATGGCATTTATGCAATCAAGAATGGTACAAATTAATCCACAAGTGTATGCATTACTCCAATCACACATCTCAGATCACGTTTCATTCAAAGCAAAAGCAGAAGTGAAGCAAATGTTGATGCAAAATCCAGAAATGGCTGCAATGGCACAACAAGATCCGCAACAATTTGAGATTATGTACGAAGCTGAGGTTGCAAAAGTTGCTGCACGTATCACTCAAGAGCTAGTTCAAGGTGAAATGCAACAACAAGCAGGTCAACAAGACCCATTAGTTAAAATTAAACAGCAAGAAGTTGATTTAAGAGCTATGGATCTTCAAAGAAAAGCTGAAGAGACAAGATTTAAGGCAGAACAAGAAAATATGCGTCAAGCACAGAAATTAGATCTTGAATATAACAAGTTACAACAACAAGATGAGCAATCTGACGAAAGATTAAACATCGCAAGACAGAAATTACAGCAATCATGAGGAAAGGATTAAGTGGAGGGAAAAAATATGGGCCACCGCCTAAGAAAGGACCCAATCCACAAGGAATTAAACTCAAAGATGCCAAAAAACTCTTACGAAAAACTCTCAAAAAAAAGTAAAATTATCTGGCTATCAGGTTTATTTGATGGCGAAGGTAGTTTTGGTATTTGGTCTAAAGGTTTAGGTAAAAAAAAATCATTTGCAGCTACTATTGAGATGTCTGACGAAGACATTATCAAAAGATTTCAAGAGATGTTCGGGGGTAATGTTTGGAAGACCAAGAAAAAAGAAGAAAGATTTAGACAATTGTGGAGATGGCGTTGTGTAGGCGATAGGGCTTACGATTGTATCGATAAAATGATAGAATATATGGGTACAAGAAGACAGGAGAAATACCATGTGGTTAAAAGCGATATCCTTAGCCGTTAAAGCCGGTTCTCATATTTATCAGAACCGTCAGAAGACGAAGATGTTAATGTCTGATGCACAAATGATGCATGCAGAAAAAATGGCTCGTGGTGAAAGCGAATACCAAGGTAAACTTCTTGAGGCAAGACAATCGGACTGGAAAGACGAATTTATTTTATTATTGCTCTCAGCACCCATTGTACTTCTTGCTTGGGCAGTATTCTCAGATGATCCAGCAGCTATGGAGAAAATGCAATTGTTCTTTGAATACTTTTCACAATTACCATTTTGGTATCAAACAATTTTTGTTGGTGTGATTGCGAGCGTTTATGGATTGAAAGCAACAGATTTAATTAAGAGGAAGTAATGGCAAAAAAGAAAAAACTTAAAAATTTTAAAGTTATGACCGCTAAAGGTGGTATGGACGCTTCACAATCAGACTTTGGGGGAGGATCTAAATCGTCAGGTGGTGGAGGAGGAAGAGACAGAGATTATCAACAACGTGGAATGAGTAAAGCTGATTATGCAAAATCCACACAAAGTCAAAATTTTGGTGGAAGAAGTAAAATAGGACCAGCAGTTAAAGATGTCCCTTTTAAAGCACCTTTAAATTTTGCTCAAAGCACAGCATTGGGTTTGTTAGTACCTTTTAGTGGCACAGCTATAAATCTTGCAGCTAAACAAAATTATAAAGGTAGACAAAAATTTGCTAAAAAAGAAGGATTGTATAGAGATGTTTATAAAACCACAGGCAAAGTTTTACAACCAAATGCTCCAATTGGTAAACAATATTTAAAAGAAGCAGGATATGGAAAACGACCTGAAATACAACCAGACAGAGATGGCCCGCCACCTATACTTCCTCCAGTTTCTCAAGCAGCACAAGTTAATGAACCTTTAACTCCATTATCATCTTATACGAGACCAACTGTTACAAATGGTAGGTTCAATTACAGTGTAGGTTTTAAAAAGGGTGGTTTATTAAGACAAGGAAAACCAAAATTAACTAAGAAAGGTTGGAAGTAATGACTAAACTATGTGCAAGAGGCAAGGCTGCTGCAAAAAGAAAATTTAAAGTATATCCAAGTGCATATGCAAACGCATACGCTAGTAAAATATGTGCGGGTAAAATAAAAGATCCAAGTGGTACAAAAAGAAAAGATTGGGGACCTAAAAAAATGAATAAAGGTGGAGGAGCTGATATGGGAACAGTCGAAACTGAAAAGAAAACAAGAAAAGTTTATGGAGATAGAAACAAAAGAAGACAACAATTAAAAGAAATTCAAAATCCTAAATCAGAATATGATAAAAAAGGTAAATTAATATATACAACTGCTAAAGTTGGAATGAATGTAACTGCAGGTGGTCAATCAGCTATGGGTAGACTAGAAAAATCCGGTATGCGTGGTGGTGGAATCGCAATTAAAGGTACAAATTTTAAAGGCGTGTTCTAATGAACAAAAAGGGGTCATGTTGGGAAGGCTATGTCCAAAAGGGCATGAAGAAAAAAGGCAACCGAATGGTACCCAACTGTGTTCCTGCAATGAAGACCGGTGGTCTTACAAAATGGTTTAATGAAAAATGGGTAGATATTGGAGCAAAGAAAAAAGGTGGCAAGTATCAAGAGTGTGGAAGAAAATCTGCTAGTGGTTCAGACCGAAAGTATCCAAAATGTGTACCACTTGCAAAAGCAAGAGCAATGTCTAAATCACAAAAGTCATCTGCTGTAGCTAGAAAAAGAGCTGCGGGTAATACAGGACCTAAACCAACTAATGTGAGAACGTAATGTGGAAATGGGTTAAAAATTTATTTAAAAAGAAACCTGCATATGAAGAAGTTCATATAGATTTCTCTAAATTAACTAAAGGGGATTTGAAAAAGCTTCAAGCACAAGGTAAAATAAAAAACATATATGAGAGACACTA